CGTTCATATCAAGGGATCAACGCCAAACGGTATCGGGGACAAGTTTCATCAAGATCGATTCAGCGGACGTTACGCCGTGTTTACGATGGCGTGGCGGGACAACCCAGATAAAAACTGGACTGTCTCACTCCATGGAAAGTTGATTCATCCGTGGTATGAAAAGCAAATTGCGACGCTTGACGACATTGTCTTAGCCCAAGAGGTTGATATTGATTATGCCGCTTCAGTTGAGGGTGTATTGATTCCATCGGCATGGGTTGAGGCTGCGGTAGATTTACACCTAAAACTCGATATACAGCCATCGGGTGAGCGTAATGGTGCACTTGATGTGGCAGATGAGGGTAAGGATAAAAACTCCTTTGCCTCACGTCATGGCATTGTTCTGCAGTATTTGGATACGTGGTCAGGCATCGGTGATGACATCTTTGGAACAACCCAAAAGGCAATCGATATTTGCTTAGAGCAAAAACTGAATTTGTTCTTTTACGATGCAGATGGCTTGGGAGCTGGTGTGCGCGGTGATGCCCGAGTCATTAATGAGCAAAACAGTGCTAAAGGAATTGATGAGATCCAAGCGGATCCGTTCAGGGGATCGGGCGCAGTTCATAACCCAGAGCTTGAGATGGTAGAGGCTCGGAAGAATATCGATTTCTTCGCAAACCTAAAAGCTCAAATGTGGTGGAGTTTGCGTATGCGCTTCCAGAATACGTACAGAGCACTACAAGGTATGCAATACGATCCTGATGCACTTATCTCACTGTCGACTGAAGATTTGGATAAGCGCGAACTAGAGCAACTCAAGCGTGAGTTATCACAGCCGACCTACAGTAAAAACGGTGCTGGCAAAATCCTCGTAAATAAGCAACCTGAAGGTGCTTTGTCACCTAACCGGGCTGATAGCGTCATGATCTGTTTTAGTGACACTAGAGAGCGTAAGCGGAAAAAACCAGCTGGTGCTGGAAGTCGTACATATCAATAGGAAAACACATGGCAAAGTCTAAAAAGGACAAAGCGTCAAAGAAGGCTTTGTCTAAAGGTGGTCTATACACTCAAGAAGCGATTTCTAACTTTTTCACACATTTTGGAAGACGTCCTGACAATGATGAGGTATTGCGTAAAGCGGGTATTACTCGTCATTGCTTATCTGTATTACTGGATGATGATGAGATTGCGCAGGCAGTAGAGACACGTATTGATGCGTTATTGGCTACGCCGTTCCGCATTGAGCCTAGTGATACACCAGAGGCAGTATATCTAAAAGCTGAGCTTGATGAGTGGTACTTCGAAATTGCATCAGCTGCACTAAATGCTTTGTTCTTTGGCTATTCAGTGCAAGAGGCTGTATACGAAGTAAAACAAGAGGGATATCTAGGATTGCAGTGGATTGGTGAAAAGCCAATGCAATGGTTTGAGCCTAAAAACGATGGGCGCTTGATCTATCGTCAAGACGGTGGTGGTACAGATCGGGAAGTTGATCAATTTTTAAAGTTTTTCCTCACCCGTCGTAAGGCCACATTTGAACAACCTTATGGCAAAGCATTACTGGCGACACTCTATTGGTTGTTTTTCTTTAAACAGAATGGATTTAAATTCTGGGCAAAGTTCTTGGAGCGTTTTGGTACTCCGATCTTACTGGGTAAGTGTAAAGACACTGAAACGGATGATATGAGCCAAGCATTACTCAATGCCCATGCACAAAGTGTACTTTCGATTGATATTGAGGATGATGTTCAAGTTCTATCAACTCAAGGCTCTGGTTCAGCTAACGGTGCTTTTGAGACATTCAACAAGACCTTGGCACAGCAGATCCAAAAGGTTGTATTGGGGCAGACACTCACTAGCCAGTCAGATGGGACTAGTGGTTATGCATTGGGTAAAGTTCACGAAAATGTTCGTGGCGACAAGCTCAAGTCTGATATTCGATTGGTTACTCCAACACTTCAAGCCGTCGTGGATGCGTTATGTGTGTTGAATGATTGGAAGCCGCATAAGGTTCTACTGGGTGAAAAAACGAAACCATTGAATAAAGAACAGGCCGAGCGGGATACTCATTTAAAGAATGCCGGTGCAAACCTTTCAGATTCATATTTCATTCGTGAGTACAACTTGCAAGATGGTGATTTAAAGCCAGCTGAGCAAGTGGTTCCAAGTACCCAATTCTCAGCACTACCTCGTCAAGCATTCAGCTTTAAGGCATCAGTTCAAAAGCAGTCACCTGAGCAGCAAGAGGTGGATGAACTGACCGATGCCCAAGATCAAATTGAGCTATTGACCAATGAGCAAATTAAACAGTTAGCAGCTGAATCTGAGACACCAGAGGCGCTGCTATTTAATTTGTCTCGATTAATACCTGGTGCGACACAGTCACAATTTGCAGCGAATTTGGATCAAGCTTTATATGCTGCAGATGTATTTGGGTATGCGACAGCAGCTAAGGGGAAATAGATGCAACCAGTCACGTTTCTTGAAGCGCTGCAGTATGCGCATAGTAAGAAAGTAGTGCTGCCTGATGAGTTTTATTCAATGGATCTTAAGACACGGCAAATGGCAACTACGGTTAGTTTTTTGTCGAGTCTTGAACAAGCTGAGTCAGTGATTAAGTCACTTAACAAAACCTTAGCATCGGGTGGCACCTTTAACGATTTTCAGAAGCTTGTAGCTGAGTCTGAAATCATTTTACCCAAGCATTACCTAGACAATGTATTTCGGACCAATATCCAAAGCGCATATGGTCATGGACGTTGGCAGCAACAGCAACGAAATAAAGATAAACGTCAGTATCTGATGTATTCGGCTATCAATGACTCACGTGTACGTCCTGCACATTTGGCATTGAATCGAATTGTATTGCCGATTGATCATCCATTTTGGCTAACGCACTACCCACCGTTAGGTTTTCGTTGTCGTTGTACCGTCATCGCCCTCACAGAGAAACAGGCGCTTAAATACGGCATTACACCAGATGACAAGTTGCCCGAAGTTGCAGAAGCATTGGACTGGAGTTCACATCCTTTGCAATTTGGAGAGTTTGAGGCATTGGTGGATCAGAAGATTTCTAAATCATTACTTGATAAGGAATATCTACTGGAGCAGAAAGAGGCAATTAAGGCTGAATGGACTGCATCTAAAAAGCTGACCAGTCTTTTAGCCCCGATGAATGATAAGTCGAGAGATCTATTCAACACGGTGGCCAATAAAGTTATTCCTTTAGATCCATCCATTAGACCAAGTGCGATTAAGACTTTCTTGGATTACGTGCAGGGAAATGATGCAGCAATCACGAACTACCTAAATGCGTCTGTGAGCTCGAAAGCGGACGATGTTTTAAAGCATTGGCTCAGACAGGACATGCAAGCCTTAAACGCCGTGGCGAGTAATTCAGCTGCAATCGTGACAGGCGGTGTGACCTTGCAGCATGTAGTCGCTTATGAGGTTGGACAAACGATTCAATTTAATTCGCCATTACTGTTAGCTGAGAATGCTTCCGATGTGGTATTGCAAATTGAGAATGCGAAAGGCTTAGGCATTGATCTAAACGAATTGAATGCCGGTCATGGCGTATTAATGCCAATGGGCTTGTCATTTGAAGTGGTTTCGATTGAAGCGCTGAATGGCAAGATGATTTACACACTTAAAGCATTGGTGAATTAGATGAAGCTTATTTTAAAAAATGGAATGAGTGTCTTATATAAAAATGGCATGTCATTAACCGGAATGAACATCGATTCAATTGTCGCGGAATCTAAAGAAGATCGGGCAGAACTTCGAATGCTTTTAACGAGTGCATTAAAAGTAGATGAGCGTGGTTGTCATGCATTAGGTCAAGACTTTGGCTCAAATGCTTTAAGTCAAAGTTCAGATGTATCAAATGGAAGTCGAGCGTTAGGTAATAAGGAATCTAAAGGTGCCGGCCTAAAATTCAACTATCCATTAGAAGATACACTACAAATCATTGACACATTGGCCGCTGTATTGAATATCAATGGATGCTCTGATGTAAAAGATACAGCTTCTGAAAAACTCAATCTGTTAATTCAAAGTATTTAAGTAATCACAATCATTCAAGACTACCTTTTAAGGTGGTTTTTTTATGGAGCATGAAAAATGCCTGAACTTAATGAAGAACAAGGCAAGTACCTATTCTCACTATCCGCCGTGGACATTGTTCCTCAGGTTGAAGGGGATAAGAAACGAACCTTTAAAGGCACAGCTTACGGTGGTGGTCGTGTAGATGGTCACTGGTTTTGGGGTCGAAATGGTGTTGTTTTTGATCTTGAAGGAATTGAGATTCCAACCCCCACACCTTTACTAGAAGAGCACTTCAGCACCAGTCGTGTTGGTGTGGTGAAAGAAGTCGGTATCAATCAAAACATCACAGTGACTGGCGACTTTCTCCGCAATGCGAAAGCACGTGAAGTTGTGGATGACGCAGATGATGGCTATCCGTTTCAAATGTCCATGTTCATTGATCCTGGTTCTGTAGAGGAGGTGGGGCAAGGGGTGAGCGTTGTCGTAAATGGACAGACATTCACTGGACCAGTCGCAGTATTCCGAAATAACCGTATCCGTGAATTTACGATCTGCTCTACAGGTGCGGATCGAACAACGTCGGTAAATGCATTCTCAGCAAAACCCGGTACAACAAATCAACCTACAGAGGACACAGACGTGACCGAATTAGAAAAGGCGCAAGCCGCACAGAAACAGGCTGAACAAGAGCGCGATGATGCTTTAGCTGACCTTAAAAAGTTCAAAGCTGATAAGCGTGAAGGGGACATCAAAGCACTTGAGACAGCTTTAAATAAGCAGTTTAGCGCTGAAGAAAAGACGTCTTATACCAATATGGATGACACTTCGTTTGCATTCATGTCTCAGCAATTAACGCAATTCTCAGCAGGTAATCAGCCACCAGCTGGTCAACAACAGCAGCAACAAGTTCCATCACATCTTGCCCACTTGTTCAGTCACCAAACTACAGGTGGTCAGGGTGGGCAAGGTCAAGGTGGTAATCAAGGTGCTGGTGATAAACATAAATTCACAGCTGGTGCACAAGCATTCGCAGAACAAAAGGGGAAATAATTCATGGTTACTCACTATGTACCGCCTATCTCAGTCACATCAAAACGACTAATTCTGGATAATGAAAAGTTACGTCGTGCTAATGCAAAAGTAACGACTGCCACAGCATATAAATATGGCGACCTGTTAACGCTATCAGATACCAATGTACTGGCTCATGCCACTGATGAAAAAACATGGGATGTGATTTGTGGTCAGGATGTTACTGCAGCAGAAGCAACAATCAAAGCAGCTGATGGAATCGAAATTCCAGTGTATTACGGTGGTGTATTTAACGTTGAAGCAGTATCACTTGGTGGCACTTTACTCACCACAGTTCAATACGCTGCAGCACGCGCCAAAGCAACCAAAAACAAAATCGAACTTTCTAAGGTGTAAATGACATGCCACAAGCTTTTAATATTGAAGGTACCCCACTAGAACTGCTTGATGTGGGTGAGTTAGCACTAATCCACTCAAACTATCGCCCGATGGATACTTGGCTATTAGACCAACTATTTCCAAATCGTCCATTATTCACACGTGATGATGTACCTTTGGCTGAATTGTCAGCTGAACATGATCTAGCACCACTGGTTTCACCACAACAACCCGGTAAGCCATTTGATACCACTCAATCGGGTGAAGTACGCCATGTGAAACCGGCCTACTACAAGCCAAAAAATCAGGTTAGTCCGGCCGATACATTTGAAATCTCATTACTTGAGCGTTTACGCACCGCTGGCATTATCTCAACTGGAAATCAGCAATTGTCTCTACAAGAGCAGATGGTTATTTCCCAAATTGCGGTGATGAAACGCAACCATGATGCCATTGATAACTCAG